CGGACCAAATTATTCAACCTTATTATTTCGGTGACGAAGCACAAAAATCAACTTGTTTGTGGCTTAAAAACTTAAATTTGTTAGAGCCGACAAATATTGTTTCAAAAGGTGAATTTTTTGAATTTATTGAAAAAAAAACCGGCAAATCTAAACGCCAACCTTTGTGGTATGCTGAAAGTTTAAGTAATGCAAAATCAAATGAGGAACGAAGCACTTTGCGAAGTAAAACATTTCCAGGAATTGCAAAAGCAATGGCCGAACAATTTACAAAACCAAGAAAGCAATTAAACATATTTGATTTAGGTGCTTAAATTTAAAACATAAAATGATTATATTTGTAATTATATGAAAGCGAAAACAGAATTTGTTGCCAATTTTAAAGAGATTGAACAAGCACACCAACTTGGTTATGATCTACCCGATCCGGAAACAACCATTATAGATTTCAATTTTGATTTAAACGGAGTTGTTGCCTATTACATAAACAACGATGGAAATATAAATTTATCTTTGTACGGTGAAATGTGGACCGTGCAATATGATAAAGCTATATTAAAGGCACTTGATAAACATTTAAACAGAAACGACATAAAATAAGAATATGAACAAAATGAAAAGATTAACAGACATTTTAAAAGGACTTTTGGCAATTGGAATAATTGTTTCAGTTACTCCTTTTATTGTTGTTTCAATTTGTTGGTACTTTGTAAAAATTTGGAATTTATTTTTTTAAATGAAAATTGCCGAAATCATACAAGGAACATTTAACAAAGTTGTTGGAGTCAATAAAGATTTAATGACATTCCGCACCGATTACGGTTGTAAAAGATGCGCTATTGGTTATGATTCCGAAGGTAATTATTCCGGATGGTGTAGAAGGCCCGAAGGCGGTTGTGGTTGTAAAACTGAATCAAAAGCTTCATTGATAAAAGCAAGATGTCCGAACGGTGTTTGGCAAAATAGAAAATTAAGCCAAAACGCATTAATTAAAATAAATGAAGAAAGAAATTTTGTTTCCAGGAATCCAATTCAACCAAATGTTATTCTTGAATTAAACGGCAATAATTCAGTTATTGCAAATATTATTTAAAAATGAGAAGGCCAAGAATTGA